GTAATCTCAATACCTTTCTCTGAATCAATCTTACGCACAACAGCTTCTTCCACTACTGATTGGAACGTACGGGCATTGACAATCTGGATTGTATCACCCACAGAAATTTTGTCTTCTTCAACAGTCTCTTCTATCAAACCTAAAAGACTCTCAGCTGTACGAAGAGCTGTACATCCTTCAAAAGGCTCTTGATTATCAAGATTCTTGCTCTCAGTAGCAGCTTTAGTAACCTTAATAGAAGGATATTTCGCTTTAACAGCTTTTGCCACAGCATTTTTCAAGCTTTGCAAGCTCCCTTTATACCACTTAGGAGAACTACTGTATTGATTAGCACGTGCCAAAGCATTTCGAGCCTGACTGACACTGTTAATAGGATAGTGGTCTTTGTCATCAGTTACTTTTGGATGAGTGGACTTAAAAACAGCGGTCCCCCGACTTCGGACTTTAGCTTTTGGGCTTTTCTTTTTAGCTTCAACAAGACCAACATCTTCAAGAATCTTTCTAATATAAGTTAAAAGAGCATCATCTTCTACGGCCTCTTTACCAGCATTATCCATTGCTTCTCTATAATCCGTATACCATTGATCAACATATTCATCAATAGTAATATCACTTGATTGTTCAAATTCCATGGCGAGTCTCTCAGCCAGACCTTCTTCATCAGCAGTATCTGTCCAACTAAGCAAATCTTCCCACTGCTCAGCAGAACCTGGGAAACCTACTGGTTCAATATCTTCGTTAGTTTTAGACTCTTCCTGAATCTGCTCAACTCCAGTAACTTCCTTCACACCCTTCTGCCTTGCAATCATCCGTTTAGCTTCATGCTCATCATAGGCCAACACTCGAGTATCTTTCTCTTCTCCAGTGTCCACAATATAAGATACCTGGAAAATTTTCTTGATAGTTCCCTGTCCAGCCATATCAGAGTATTCGCCTTCTAACAAATTCTTCATTCTCTTTTCATCAGAGTCATCATTAGAAGGAATCTTGCCTTCATTTTCCTCAGTCCAGTCACCAGACTCATCTTCTTCCGGTTCACCCTCTATACCAGCTCCAGCCAATTTAGTGTAATATTTAGGATCTTCCTTCAAATGATCAAGAGCAATCTCCAGTGCAGCACTTGGATCATCAGAATGTTCCATCTCTACTTCTAATCCTCGTTTCAACTGATCTGGACGAACTTCTATAGGCTCATTATTATCTGCTAACCCTCCGGGAATCTTATCAGCGCCTGAACTCGGACACGGTTCTCCAGCAGCTTGTCTCATTCCAGGCATACCAGCTTGGCCCCGAACAGAACCTTTGTATGGACCAGTTCCATCTCGAACTCCACGCTCACCATAAGCTTCAATTCTCCAGATGCAGAAGTCTTATCAACCTCAACTATATTTCCTTCAGGGTCAATCAATTGCCATCTACGATTTGGACTATTATAAACAAAATCATCCCCTGTATACAAACGCCTTTTTTCTCCTTCCTCACGCTGAACCGTAATACCTTTTTCATCTGTACCAACTACATCGAAAATATCTCCTTGGGGACTCTTAACTGTGTATCCCTCAAGATCAGGACCTTGGAAGAAAATCCTATTTTTTCCACCTCTTTTGTATCTCCAACCAAGGTCTTCCCAAGTAGTAATCTCATTGATTTTATCTTCATTCTGAATCTGTGCCCCCACAATCTCTGCATAATCAAATTCATTAAGATGGCTTAAAGTCTCAAGAGCCAATGTTTGGAGAGCCTCATCAGTAATCCTACCTTTTTCTTGTCCATAGATAGCAGCAAATTCAGGCTCGAACCGGAATTCACGACCATTGATAGCAACTACCACATCAGCTGTTCCTTCATCAACTACTTCTACGCGGAATTCATTCCCTTTATTATCTTTAACTTTCATCTCCGACGCATCTTGGTTTTCTCTTACACGACGACGTGGTCGACGGTTCTTAGATTCTCGAGGTCCGGGTATTTCTTCTTCCTCCTCTGGTTCACCTAATTCTTCCTCCTCACCAGCACCAGGTTCAAGAAGTTCTTCTTCTTCCTCTGCCTCCAAATCACCCTTAATTTTTGGAACCAGATACTGCAGTACTATACTCCGCTCCAATTGTGAACCTTGAAGAGCCTCATCTTCAATAGCAGATAAGATAAAAGACCCTACATCACCAAGATCAAGACCAGCTTCTTTTCCAGAAATAATCTGATTCCCTTCTTGATCTACAATTTTCAAATCCTCTACTTGTCCAGTCTCTCCCTTATCAGCTACCATATAGAAATGGGTATCTTCTTTACGACCCAAGTAGAGTTTTTCAACATCTACATCAATATCTAGAGGTTCTTCCTCTCTATGAAACAAATCAGGCTCTTCTTCCTCAGGAGAGAACTCATCCTCTTCATCAGGCTCCGGAAATCTATCTTCAGGAGCTTCTAACAGTTTTTTCATTCTCTTTTCATCAGAATCATCATTAGAAGGGATCTTACCCTCCCTAGTAAGTTTAGCTTTTCTTGTCATCTTCCCACCTTTCTGCTTATCTGTTATAAACTCATCCTCCTCTAACAAATTCTTCATCCGCTTCTCATCAGAATCATCATTAGAAGGAACTTTACCTTCCAGTCTCTCTTCTCCAGCTCCTGCAGTAGAAATAGCTTTCGGAACAATAATATACCGTAAGTATGCTAAACGAACATCACCTGGTTCACTGGCGGGATCCACTAAATCTTCCAAACCAGACAATGCATCGATCATCTCTTCTTCAGACGGCCATTCGGAATCTATTCGACCGTCAGCTACCGCTTTACGAACAGTCTGCACATCCTCAGGAGTCATCCATTCGACTTCACCAACCAACTCCAAGATTCCTTCAGTAAGATGGGGCACCTTAGCATTTAACTGAACAATCCAAGAATTAGGAAACTCGAGACCCTCTGGAATAAAACCATCTGGCCACTGTCCTGTCTCTTGCAGAACCTTGAATGCAGCCATGTGCTTTACGTCTGCTGGATCGAACCACTCCACTATGGTCTTTCTATCAGCAAGAAGTTTCTCTCGCTGCTCAATCATATCTTGCATAATATCCTTACTCATCCACTTCTCCCTTAGAAACCAAAACCTGAATATATGTGCTCCACATACAATAAACTTTTCCTCTCTTAAGGGTTCTGTTTGTACTGTTTCCAAATCTTCTTTTTAGTATTACTAAAGTGATCCAACAATGTACAAAAGAGCTCATGCTCCTTGATCTTGATCTTTTCCTCTACTTCCTCCTCTTTTTCTTCATCTCCATACTCATAATCAATCTTAGATCTCTGATACTCATCCCACTGATCTTGTGCATCCCGGAGGACACCCTGCATGATTCTTCTTCCTTCTTCTGACCTCAAGAGAACTTGATGAATCTCTTCCTTATCAAGATCAAGGACTAACTTATTCACCAGAGAAATGAGATACTGCTTATCAGAAGGAACATATTGATTGATGGCTTTAGAAATCTCTGGACCAACAATAATATCAGGTGTTTCTCCTCCTACACCTCGAGATGGAACTGAAGAAAACTCCTCCTTAGTTGATATCCAACTATAGATCCCTTTTACTAACTCATGTACCAAATATGGAAAGCAAATCGCCTGTACGCGAACAACGTAGGCATCATCAGTAGGAATAACTTCCTCTGCTCCAGCTTTACCACCGCCACTGGCTGCTGCAGATTCAATACCTTCTGGAGCAGCCCAATATCCAAGTTGTGCTGCACATGCAAGGATTCCATACAAGTTAGTTAGCTTCGGATCAATGCTTTCTAGTTCCTTATCTACCATGTGAAACGCATAGGTCTTCTGAACTGCTGCACCCTGTATCAGAAGATCTGCCAAACGTTTCCTCAGTACAGTGGGGGTTACACCTTCAAGGCCTTTTCCAAGGGCGAGGTTCATCTCCTCAGAATCATCAAGACCACTCTCATCTGCCCCCTCCCCCTGGACAGGTAACCTAATATCAGGTTGTTTCAAGGATAACTGGAAAGAGACCTCTCCATTTTCTACAGCTTCTTTAACGATCTTGAATTCATCAAAAGAGAAAATGAAGTCCAAAGCAAGTTGTTCAAGCTCCTTCTTATGTTCAGATTCTATATTAACAACTTCCTGAAGTGACTGATAAACTAACATCACAATACGAGGAAGATTTTCAGCCTCTGGCTCGATTCCCGTATATCGAGTTAACCGAGAAACAAGCTGCTCATAGCTCCTAGAAGTAATCATCTGAAGATAGGTCTGTTCTTCGGAGCTAAGTGAGGGAAGAAGCTCCTGGAGTTCAGGATCTCCGCCTGATTGTATCCACTGCTTCTTACTAGGATGTATAAAATCCTTTGCCATCCTTAATCTCCTCTTATCCTCCGCTTCTTGAAAAGAACAACATCCGGGTTTTCTTCCCCTTTAGGTTCTGGACGCTGACCCGGCTTAGGCCTAAGAGGAGTAGAAGGACGTTGTTTCTTTTTTCCTGGGGCCCGCACAGGACTTTCCTTAGGTCGAGGGAGGGTAACAGTGTCTTCTGAAACTGGCTCCTCTGGAGCTAACAGGTCCAAATCATAACTTACTTCATTTGTTGCATTAAACAACTTACGGAATGCACCATCAGTCATTTTTATCTCCTTTTTAGAAACACTACCTCTATATTTACCTGATAAGAGGGTCAAATGTATAAGTCGCCATTTGTTGTCATCAAAATCCAAAAATAGATCCATGTTTCAATTCATAGGATGTTTCGACATCATCTGTATTTGTAGGTATACTTCCGGCTCGCTGATATATGATAACATCATATGTATCACCTTCTGGAAGGTCCGCTGGGATAATAACAGGAAATTGCCCTGTGGTTCCTTTTTCTGTCATTGTAATGACTGAGTTGGCCCAAGTAGTAGTATCAGAAAACTCAACATTCGTAGCATCCCAAATCTTACCATCTCCTCGACGAACAACCCGAAAATAGTAGGTGTTCCCTGTATGTCCCTGTGCATCGTAGAAATTCCGATCTACATATCGTCCCAATGCCATACTTAGTCTCCTTCTCCAACAACTGATTTCTCTCCAAGTTTTCTTGGATCATAGATCCATGTATATTCAGATCCATCTACTATTAGAGGCTCATGAAAACTAACAAAATGTTTCGTATCCTTTTTATGTTTAACCTCTCCAGGAAGGACTCTACCTACAAAATCATCTATAGCTTTAAGCTCCTCCGGTGTTGCAGGAACATCTTCTGTCTGACGTTTTCGAATAGCAAATTTATACCTTCGCCTGCCACCGCTTCTCAAATCAGAAAAAATTGAATAAAGATGATAGCCACTATCTTTGAGTCCAGCTCTAAGTTTCTGGATATATTTTTTACCTGTAATCGTTTTTCCTGGAATAGCAGTTTTCCAATATCCATATGATGTTTTTGCTTTCCGAACAGTCAAATAAACAAAAGAATCACTAGCTCTATATAACAACACCTCATGCTTTCCTCCAGGGAGTAACCATATATAGGTGCCATTTCTATCTATAACATGTTCACCAAATTTCTTATCAAATATCTTAACAATCTTATCCTTAATATGTGTACTTTCTTTAGCCTCTCCCTGCCTATCCCATACCATTGATTGAGAGCTTTTACCTATATCTTTTTCTTTCTTCCATCCACTACCAAGAATATTATCCACAATCTGTACAACCATATCCAGAAAACCAGAACGTACTGTCCCATAATCTTCTATTCCCCCACCCTCGCAAAGAAATAGAAGCTTTTCAAGCAATGTTCTCATGCTCAATCTCCTTCTTTATCCTTCAATCCAGATGGTTTTCGTTTTCTAAATCTTATCACATATAAAACCACCGCTGTGACCGTAGCAATAAAGCCGCTTAGTAAAGTGATATTATATACGAAATGATGTTCCAGATGATTAGTAAGAAGAAGATAGATTAGGTCTACTTTCTCACTTACTCGTACCAGCAAATCATGATCTGTTTCTACTTGAGACAATACAAACAAAAAATCCATTTCATCTCCTTATGGTCTGTTTCTATTCTGCAGTGTTTTCAACAGGTAATCTCTCTCACGTTGTGTAGCTTCAAGATCCAACATAATGTATTTCATGTAAACACGTAAATAATCTAACATCTCAAGAAGATTTTGGTGAGTCAATTCTTTCAAACTCTTACTATTCATTTTAATTTCAGGATTCAAAAGAGTCAAAATCTCTTCAACACAAAACCTTACTTGTTGCAACATCTTTCTTTCTTCTTGAGTCATCGACCCACCTCAGACATTCAACAGGTTGCTCCCTCGTAGAATAAGCCTACCACCTCTAAATGGCTCTTCGATGTTGAAATTCTGCGAGACTTTCTTAATGCCGTCTTCTAAAAAAATTCCCACATATGATCCTACCATCGGAAAATGATAATCAAGGAAGTATATTCCATCTCCTTCTTCTTCAAACTCCAGAGCTATATCCCGAATTCCTTCAGGGCCCCGGAAATCACCAGTAACTTTTATACCTTCCTTGAACCCGGTAGCCCGATACCATAATCGAACCAGCCCTGGAGGATATTTTTCAGCCATTGCCGACCCCCAGAAACATTTCACCATCTATTATAGGTTAGCTAATCATAGGAGGTGTATCAAGAGCACTTACTTTGGTATCAATATTGTCCACTTTAGTCTCAACAGTATCCATCTGTGTATCTAAATTAGCTACCTTGGTATGTACATTATCAACAACCGTTTTAGTATCAGAAATTTTCTCCCCGACTGTCTCTACATTATAACTACCGACAGAATACTTCTTGGTAACCTGACCATCACCATCGTCCTTGTGGACAAGAACTTGCCAATCACCTGCTGCATCAGGAGTGAATGTACCAACATATGTCCCTGTACTTCCCCGCTCTGTTAGAGTAAAATCAGGAAAGTTTGAATCTTTATCTCCAGAAGGTAAAAAGATTTCAACCTCAATTGTAAGACCAGATTCTTTGTTTGGAGCCTGATATATAACTGTAATAGGCTCATTGATTGCAAAATTTCTCTCTGCCATAATTTATCCTCCTTGTTGTGCTGGTAGGCACTTGCCTACTATCTGTTTTCTCTGATTCTCTTCAATCTTCTGAAGAATCTCTTTTATCTGTACTAATTTGTCAAGCAATTGCTTGAACTCAATCTCCTCCAGAATAACACCATCTGATACAACAATCACTACTAAAACTCCTTACTTACTTTTACGACGTGGTCGACGGTTTTTGGATTCTCGAGGTCGGGGTGGGAGCTCTTCTTCACCTTTCATGTCTTCAGAACTAGACAAAGTACGAATGGCAGATACAACACTCTGCAAATCAAAATCTTCGAAGAATACCTGCTCCAAATATTCTCGCAAATTCTCTCCAGGAGTTAATTCATCGTAAACCTGAGCAATCTGTTCCAGTGGAGCAGTGGTTATCCACTTTCCCACTTGATCAGATAGATCTTCTAAATCCTCTTCACCAACTTCTCCCTCAACTTCAGCTTCTCTCACACGACGATGTGGTCGACGGGTTTTAGATTCTCGAGGTCTGGGTATTTCTTCTTCCTCCTCCGGTTCACCTAATTCTTCCTCCTCACCAGCACCAGGTTCAAGAAGTTCTTCTTCACCTTCTTCACCCACAGGCTCAGCAAGAAGTTTATCTGTCAGATAAGCTGTAATCTCCTCAGGCTCAAATCCTTCTTCTTCCAAAGCTCGAACAATCTCCACACCAGCTTCCTGGAACGTCCGGAAGGCCTCGTCTGGCATCAAACCCTCCATCCGATCAGCAGAACTCTGTGCATCACCTTCATCAGGAGATATCTCCTCTTCCCTACCTGCCTCATCGGAAGGAAAACCAGCCATATCTTCGTGAATATTCTCATACAGGTTACTGAACTGTCCTCTGTCCATTCTCATTCTCCTCTATTTCAAAACTTCCGTTCTTGTCGAAATATAATACAAATCATATTCCGGACCTATTCCATATTTGATATTAACATCCTTCAAATTGCCCTCTCCATCTTCCAAACAAAAAGAGAACACAACAATAAAACGGTCTATCAAAAACTTCCGATCTTTTGGACCAACAAAACTTACTGCAGATACACAACTCTCGCAACCAATTTCTGTTTTTACATCTTTCTCCCCCAAACAATCTAAAATCCTTTTATTAAGAACCACTGGAGTGGATGATTTGATTAAACTATCTCTACCACGTTGGAATCGACAATCTCGATAAACCTCTGCCCAGGTATCAACAGCAATTGTCTTGCAAATATCTATATCAGTCACTTTTGTTCACCACTCAAATACCAAACCCTATGTTATTTATCTTCTCCAAGAGCATAGGAATCAATCTTCGGTATTCCAAATGCCCTTGTTCACATTCGATTACAGTATGAGTTAGTAAACTGGAGAGCCCTTTAAGAGTCAGCAGATCTGATTTTTTCTTTCCAACCCTCTCCATTGTCTTATAGACACTCTTCCCTTTCAACTTCTCCATCAATCGAGCCAAAAGCTCTTTATCCGATGGAAGTCGACCCAACTGCCCCTCACACCGTCTTGTCTCTCCCCGCTGAAAGAATCGACTCGCTTCCTGAACAATATGAGAGTACTGAGTATTGCTAAAAAACATCTCTGCTCTTTGAAGCTCTCGAAGAATATTTTGTTTACTGGACATTTACAGCCTCTCTACACTGGGACAACCCCTCTCTCATAATAACATCAACAGGAACCAAAAATTGAGCAGCAGAACCACCGCAAGACACAATTCCTAAGAGATTACCTTCCAAATCAAATGCAGGCCCACCTGAATTACCTCCCACTACCTGAGCTGTCACATGCAAATAGGTCTGCTCTACTCCCCACGGATCTTCTGTTAAACGATTCGGATCAGAGATAACTCCGGTTGTTACGGAGAAATCTAAACCTCTAGGTGTTCCAATAATAATAATTTTTTGACCTTTCACAAGGCTTTCACGAAGAGAAGGATTCATAGGAACAGCTGGAAGAATTCGACCTTTAGGATTGATCCATATTACACCTACATCAGGTTGACGATTAAAAGAATGAGCAATCATAGTAACTTCATATTTTGTTCCATCTTCAAACTCAACCCATATATGATCATTCATAAGATCTACATCATCAACTACATGAGCAGCTGTCAAAATTATGCCTCCCCTATTGATTACTACTCCTGCTGCACACATCTGTAGAGGTTCCCCAGTATAAGGACTTATTCTGGTAGCAGATTCAATATAAATAGCTACTACAGAAGGCATCGATTGTTTGACGATATCTGTAACATTGTTCTTGTGGAGCTCCAAATCGGACTCCACATCTTCTATTCCCATCTCTGCATCTTCAACAGCTGCTTTGAGTCTTCCCTGCTCACAAGCCAGCTGATTGATTTTTTGATTTGTATACACATCATTCTGAATCAAGATTCGGTCATTGGTTTCTCCAACTTTCATGATGTGATTTGCCTGGTGCTCCAGTTGAAGAATCTGACGAGCCTGGAATCCACTATTCACGCACAAAGCAATCAGTATAGTCACCACAGTAATTTGTACCCATCGTTTCATCATTTATCCCTTTCCTTATGTGGTTTAGAAGTATGTAATCGCTCTGGATTAGTAGGAACCCATCCTGTTTCTAAATAGTCGTCTTCAGTAAACTCGTCAAGATTATAATATGTTGCTCCTCCATCTGTAGAAAAACACGATGGCGATCGTCTTGATTGATGTAACATCTTTCCGTTATCCTCAGTAATATCCATCCATTCTGCAGGGTCATCGGTGAGTGGGGTCAAAGGTTGACATTTTACTAACTTATCAAAGATAGTAGAAACCAATCCAGCACTGAATCCTGAATGGCCTTGCTTGGAAAACTCATCGATCAAATCCATAACTGCTTGACCCACCATACCATTATAGTCACTATCTTTGTCAAAAAGCCCTGCTCGTTCTAATTCGTCCCGTGCCCACTGTGACATATCCTCATTCACTCTCTGAACAGTCTGACCATCGAATGATGCCACGTATTGATTCTTCTTGGCCTGAAGCTTCATCACCAGTGTGCGAAAAGCTTCGGTATTCTCTTTACACATATTATCAGCTGTATCAATATCATCCAAGATTTGATACAGTGCATGTGCAATCTGCTCCCAAGTCATCTGCTTGCCTTCTTTAAGATCAAGCAATTGACAAAGGGTATCCATTTGGTCAAATAAAACATCAAATGACATTATTAACCCCTAACTTGTTGAAGAAAAGATTGATAATCCTTTCCAAACACAGGTTTTTTACCTTCAAGATGCAATTCCCAAACAAATTCATCATTTTCTTTCGCTAATTTTCGAATAGTGCGCATCTGATTTACATTTGGCACAGTATGTGTTTCTATAGATACTGAATCAGTATAAATGATAAATCGAATATGGCCTTGATCCAAATACTGTAACAAAGCATCATTTGCTTCTTTTGAATAAAGTATTCCAGGGGTTCCGTGAATCTTCAAATGTGCATCAATCTCATGGCGTGTCAAATCATAACACTTAATGAATTCAAGCTCTCCATTTTGATGGATCCAACCTCCTTGAGCACGAGTTGCCTTCTCAAAAACAGTCTTTAGAATTTCAAACAACTGCTGAAAACCCATATTCTTGCTTCTCCCTCATTCATCTACCTCTTTAGCTCGTAGATTGACAAGATGGACCTCTTGATTCTTCGGGATAATATCTACTATACCTGTTTCCATATCAACACAATAAACCACATCGTCTCTCAATACCAGCTTTTGACCTTCTGCTTGAAGCTCACGAAACATATCTATTTGAGTCAAATCAATGACCTGTAAGCATCGTGCTTTCTGGATCTCTTTGAACGTTTGTCCAGATTTCAAATCTTCAGCTTTCACCTTTTGACGACTACGCAGTACCAGTTCCACTGTTTCTATCTCCCCTAATTGCTCCAGTATTTGCCGTTTCGCTTTATTTTTCCATCTAAAATACTAAACAAGACTCTAAGCATTCTCGGGATCCCTATCGAGTTAGAATCCAAAACAAAGCACCCATCATGTTCAAATGTCTCCACACGCAACACCACCGGCTGAATTTCTCCCCTGATGAATTTACCCAGCACACTTTTCTGATTAGAAGAACTAGGATTTCCAGAATATTCTATATTAACATATAAAACATCTCCAAAATCCTCAAGAAAGACTCGTATAGCTCCTGATGCAATAACAGCTTGTTGGGTCCCTTCATCATCTCCATTTTTCACTATGGGGGAAATGATTTTTGTGTGTGTTAGGTCTTTATGTATGTTTCCCAAAATAATACCATTATTCAAAATGAAACAATGCTCCACCACATCTGACGCAATGCCATCTCTCTTTTTCCAATAGTTCAGTAGGGTTTTTTGAATTGTTGGAAGTGCATTTTCAACTAGAACGTGATCAAGTTCTATCACCTCCATCACTTTCAATGTCTCACTAAGTAAACTCATCTGAACACCAAAATAAACGTTCCCTATCCACCTCTCCCTGGTTTCAAGGGAACGTTGGGCCAAGGTTTAATCCCTGGGAAAGATTCTATTGCTCCTTCAACTTCAAAAACTTACTTCGTTGATCTCTTCATTCTCTGGCCACTTGATTTTACACTCCTTCAACTCATCTTGCTTATGATCTATCTTCTTCTGCATCTGTCCTACACGATACAAAATATGATTAGCAAAATTCCTGGCAATAGCTGGACGCATAGTGACCATATCAGTCCAAGGATGTCCATGCCTCCATACATACCACATCAGACGGAGGCGATCCCGCCAAGACAATCTACCATCAGAATAATTCCCAATGCCCCAAAAGCTAATACCAAGAGTGAAGTAGTTATATACATCTTCTTGTTCCCCATCTCGAGCAACAGCTATTATAGCTGGGTCATCAAATCCATCTACACAATCTTCAATCGTTGTAATGATAAGCCCTTCGCCGCAGCAGTCACAAGGAAACACCTTTTCTGGATGCTGTATCATTTCAACTTCCTCGCCCATTTGATAGGCGCCACATTAGATAAAGGAGGCCAACTGTATCTATCATCAACTTCAATACCAACCATCCAAGAAACAACAAATCAAATCTTCTCATGAAATCATTCTTTTAATCATCTGAGTATGGCATCGGGGACATTTATGACTGAGAAACCGCCCTGACGTTCTCTTCTTTTTACCACAACGTGGACAGATCCATCGATACCATACTTCCCAGTACTCCTTACCGGTCATCTCTCTATCTCCTAGTTGGTTTTTGCTGCAGGCCTCTCTATCTTAGGTCCATTCCCATTGGTCCCCATGTCTGATTGGATCGGGATCATAACCTTCGCGAATAGCTTGTTTGGCTCTAGCACGTTCTTGCCTTCTTCGCATTTGTTTGAATCCTTTCGGTGGTTTATTTCTTGGTTTTCGATCTCGACCCCTTTCTTCTTCATTCAACCATAAATATTTATTCTCGTGGTTTCTTATTGTACGACTCATTGATCCTTTCCTATTTCTGCTCTATACGATGAAATCGAGAGATCATATACAGAAACTGAATAATCATCAAACCCAACAGAAGTGCATCAATCCTAGACGTTATTTTCTCCATCCATAGGAAAAAGATGTCACAGTTACCAAACTTAGACATCTACGCATTACATTATACTCTACTTTTTAGAAAAGATGATGTTCTCTTGGATTATATTTTTTCTTTTTTAATTGTTGAATTTCTTCATATATCTCTCTCAACATAGCTCTAACCTCAGTAAGTTGCTGAGCCAAAGTTTTCTGGTACTCTATACAACCAGAAACATCCTCAATTCGAGCTTGATGTAATTTACACCACCAATCGTTAGTAACATATAGACAACCGATACAATCACAAGATTCCATTAGAAGCCCTTTACTTTCTTCTCACAAGCAAAACAGTAATGGTATTCTACTTCACCACTGACATAATCTTCGATTGCTCTAACATCTCGATGTCCTTTGAAGGGACATATGAACCAACGATAGAAATAGCACCCAAAACTATCGTGCCAGAAATACTGTCGAGTCCACTTATCAGTAAACAATCGCTTAACAAAATGCTTGAACTCTTTCCACTCTTTTGCATGAGTCCAATATTCAGAAGCATATGGAAGATAAATACATCTCCACAACCTTAGCCAGATATTACAGGATTCTCTACCACAACTTCCCATCAGTTATCTCCTAACATTCTTGGTTTCAACCACTATTCCTCAATACATCTCTAACACTAACAGGAACAGGACAGCTTCGATATTCTACATCTATAACCGCTTGACGGCCTGTTTCCGATAAAAATTGGATGATTTCAGCTTTGTTGTTTTTTACATCTTGAAGCATATCAAGAAGATCAACTAAAGAAAGCTGAAACTTTCCCAGCATCCTGTTCAAAAGCTCCCACTGTTGATAAGATTGAAAAACCAAATGTTTCCAGTCTTCTTTACAAATCTCCGATGGCGATATAAGAGCTTTGACAGATTTTACAGCATTCTCCCAAGCTGCCCCCAGGTTTTCAGAGATAATTTCGTCAAGAAGAGCATGGACAAAAAGGCCTATTGTAATATATCCTATTTGGTCTCTAATGTAGGTTCTTCCTAACATTTCCCAACTCCTCTGACGACATCAGTATGGTCCCTCTTCTTCAATCGCCTTGTTAATAGCAACTCTCACACTGCTGGAAGCATCTTCTCGAATTGTTTCGTGGAGCCTCATTCCTCGCCCACTATCGGACCAGCGAAAAATACATCTGCCAGAGTATCTTTTCTCGTCAAGTTTGGCTTGCAACCAATCAAGTAGTTCTGTATCCGATCTCACGCTCATCTCCTTCTTTTCTTTCTGCGCATCACTTGATGGAAGTTACCTGGTGCAGGAACAGATGGAATAGCTTTTTCTTCTACCTCACCCTCCTCAGGCTCTTCCTCAAAATCATCTTCAGGTTCACCTTGATCAACTGCGTGCTTTGGTTTAGATTTCACACTACTCTTACCTCGCTTCAACTTATCGAAAATATCACCCATTGCATCTTCAATTATCTCCTTTGCTATACAATGATATTCATAAGAAGATCCCTCTTCTGTATCAATTTCATCTTCAGAAGGAATTTCATAAGGCATTTGTACCTCACCCATATATTGTATAGCTTCGAAAGGAATTTTCCCAGTATCGATCCTACCAATGCGATAAAAAACTGTCGGTTCTAGAATCCAATGCTCCTCCGTTACTACAGAATCAAATACGCCTTCTGCAGGAATAGCATCTGCTTCTGTGGAATAGACAAAGAATTCGCTCCAATCACTTGGATCAGAAACACCTGCTACCAAACATCCTGCTATTGATGGTGACACACAGATCCTCGGAGTATCAGGCTCTTCAGGAAGTGCTCTTACAGGTCTGCGAGGTGTAAACTCTACCTCTGCTCCTAAATCTTCCGGTGATATATGGTAGAAGACACCTTTCTTCTCTACTAAAGTTTCGTACAATTTCAAAAATGAATCCATGTTATTATCCCTCTACAGCTATAAGATCGTCGGAGGTCACTATTTGAATCTTCTTTTTGGAGTCAGGATCAGGATTCTCTATCTCCACACCACTCATACTGACCAACACTATATCTCCTGGTACGCAGGGTACCGGAACCCGTTCCCCATTAGGTAGAAAACTACCTGGACCTACAGCTAATACCAAAGCTCGCATTGGTCTGATCTTTGCTACATCAGGAAGTAAAATCCCTCCCTCCGTTTTGTCACTGGGCTCATCATACTCAACAACCAAATAATTACCAAGGGGACGAATCTTCTCTTTCACTTCTTTTCTCCATTCTCGATTTAACATATCGGGTCGTCCTCGATAATCTGCTAATGCTTGATCCCGCTGCTTCTCCGTATGGTACCGTTTCCAAAGCTGCCACGGCCGCCAAGCCTTGCACCAGCCAAAGCCCTCTGTAAACCTAACCTCTATTCCATAAAGCTTTCGACCCTTCCTTCTTCTTTTAGGGGGACGATGTGTTGGCTCTAAGAGATATTCTTTGTCAACTCTTCGCATGGTTCAATCTCTTATTGAAAGTTTCTATATTCTATATCTATACCCCGGAACAAAACTCGCTGATTTTAGCAACAATGCTTCTCACTTCATAGCTTGATTCTTTTTTCATGGCCTTGGACAACTGTTTAGAAAGTTTCTTCAGGCGGCGTTGCTTTTCACAAGAAACATGCCAACACCCATTATCGAGCACATTCAAAAGCAAGGTGACAAATGCTCCGCCCGCCTGGCCAGGCAACTTACCAAACAGCTCACATAACAAAAACACCCGTTTCTCAAGCATTCTTGTTTCCTCTTGCAGACGGAGACGAAACCGTTGCATTGTATAATCAAGCTCTTGATTGTCATATGCTTCATCAAGACTTGCCATAAATTCATATAGCGATTTCATCTCTTAGCTCTCCTTATCAAATCTAACAGGTCTCTCTATTAACTTGTGAAAGAGCAGGTTCCTTGGCCCTGTCTTTCATAATTTTTCTCCTAGACACAACAATAAATTGGGTCAGCATCAGGTTCGGTATCTAACGCGGCGGGTCTACATTTTCACAATGTCTCCTTTATACTAAGTATCCCCACATAATTGTTACGTAAGAAGAGCTCGTACGTTCTGCAAAAAAAACTGTCTCTCCACGTTTACACGTGTCCTTCTGTTTCTGAAAAACTCCTGGGAGAGACAAAGACCCTATTTCTGTTGCATGTTCCGGAAGCTGTTGAAACATTTCCCACTGGATACACCGAACACGTTTCTCAGGCGGCTCTATTGGAAATTTGTTTCTCTGAAGACCAAAAACAGTGCAAAGCATAGTTATTGCCCCAGCGCCGATGTTCCTAAATGCCTCCCGTCTGTTCATCACTTGGCCTCCTCAACAAGCAAACTTAACTTAACTCGAAATCCTCGACCACAATTAGGACATAAGTCTTTCTCATCAGAAATCGCAGCAGGACTGTCAATATAAATCTTAAAACCACACGGGCACTCCAAAGTTCCATAGCATCCAATAAATTCAAACCTAGGATCAATATTTGGATTTTCTTCGGACATCACCAGAGATTCCTAAATACTGAAGTCTTCGACATCTCCATTGTCCCGAACCTTCTCATCTTCATATGGTCCTATAACGCGACGATAGAGTTCAAAAGCGGCACAGGATAATATGCCCATTACCTTATTCATTGTCACAAATCGCCTCTCTCTATCTTTGATGAACCTCAAGCACAACTTTGTGATAACATAGTCCAACTCAGGTTCATCAAGTTGCGGAAAGTGAGACAAAGCTGCATCTAATTCAGGTCGCATTTCTTGTTTTATATATGGCATCAAATGCTCTCCTATACCAAAAACATCTCTACATTACATTATACTTCAGCAGGCTCCTCTTCCTTAGAAGTAGACTCATTTTCCTCGACAATTCTGATCTTAGCTTCTCCGGCTACTTCATACCAGGAATCAGCATCTCTCTTAGTAATCCACTCAACATTAGCACCTTCTTTCAAAACCTGCACCTTCTCTCTGATGCTTTTTTGTTTAGTCTCTTGGAGAGTAACAGGTAAGTAAGAGAAGCAGTCGATTCCTGGAGCGTGCTTTTCTCGTATCTTCTTCCTTCTTTGTACTTCTACATGCTCAGGACGAAGCCGTACAATTGGTCTTTCTCCAGGAGGGGGCACTTCTTCTCTAGGTAATCTTTCTGCACCTGGTCTAGCTTCTTCTTCTTTTGCTTTCATCGCAGCTCGAGCAGCTTGAGCCTCAGCTTGAAGTACTCCTGGATCTTTGTAGAAATCTTCTAAACGAAAATCACCAAACCGAAGGATCTTCTCATTGTAGTAATCCCATACCTTTTCTTTATCTACCTTCTTCCCGGCGATTTTAGTTAAGGTAGACATCATCACACCAAATGTCTTAGCTCCACTCTCTAAAGATTTCCTAAGAGCTTCTTCTTCCGCCGTACTGGACTCTGACATGTTGACTTCGAAAAGACATGGGTCTGGGTCCATACCCATATAGGCCAGATGGATTTGACAAAGACGAATGACACCGTTGATTATCGTTCGTTGGAGTCGACGAGCGGAACGGGCAAACCTGATATCTAACTTTGTAATGGCTTCTGCTCCGAGGGCCCCCGACGCCTCTTTCACAAACGCTCCGCCAAGAGCGGAAGGCGTCGCCAATGCAAAGGATAGCTGATTCCGTAATAGGTCAATATCAACAATCCATCTGATGTCAGCCTCTCCTCCAATCTTCTCATGTGCGAGGTCTCCAATGTCCCCCCACACAGGAACGAAGATGTCCTCGATCACGGTCATGGGATTCTGCTTGGAATCAAATGATGTCCCTGTTTCACTTGTATCAAGTGCACGGGCTCGTGTGATAAGTGTTGCATACTGATCCATCAATGCTGAAGCAGCCTCAGCATTGGTCATATCTACTTTCATCTTCCAAATGTACCGAATGATCCCTCTCGTCAATCGGGCTAATAGAAGTGAATCCTCTGCTAACCTCAACCTCTTGTATGCTGGAAGAGCATTAACAACAATAGATGTTCCATATACTGTAGATACTTGTCGGATATCTGATCCTGAAATCAGATGAATCTGCCTCGTCTCTGAATATCCTTGGTTCCCCCCCTTCGGACGTTTCTTCTTCGCACCTAGAAGTCTAAAATGTACATACTCCCAAGGAGGAAGAAGTTTTGTCTCATTTGGTCCCGTCGTTGGGCCTGGGGCTGTTCCCATCGTCTGACCAGAAGGAGTCTTGTAGAAACCAACTAAGATCCCCTCATAATCCACTCTACTAACAGCCATCGGATGCTCACCATCATCAACTGCAATAATACCTAAACCGGGAACACCATTTGGTTTGACGAACAAATCCCCATATCCTGCGATTGTATATGCCCAATCATGTATCTTCTCTTCTATTCCGATACGATCCAACATACTATTCAATTCATTCTGATATGTCTCATTCTCAGAAGTTACCCATATTGTTGCATTTTGCATGGGGTTGTATGTTGTCGCAACCCCGGCATATAAATCAACTGCAGGACCAACAAACCAATGCTCGAGGGCCCTCTCTATTTCCTGATAAAGATTATATCTCTCATAGCTAACCCTAATATCATCTGCAATAGACCGTGCTACCATATCAGCTGTAACACCGGCCTTTTGTAGAAGTCGGAGGGCCTCCATATCCATACCTTTCCCTTGTTGTAGAAAGGCATCTGCTGGGACCATTGGAGGTTTTTGTGTAAGGTCGGGGAGGAGTTGTTTGAATGGATTCATTGAGGGCATTAGATTTCCTTAACTAGTTATAAGCAGAAGCTGAGTATGGTCCCTACACTCTTCCTTCGGAAAATAAATAAATAACAATGTACGAAAGAACAGTAAAGAAATGTAGATTTTGTAGAAAAATCTAGTTCTTAGGAGCTCTTAAAACCAAAACACAGAGCTATTGATGAAATCCAACTTCTCCGTTTCCCAGATAGATTTTTCCATCCATCTAATATGATCGTCCAGAAGACGATCAGCTATAAGCCGTCCTAATTGTTCTTCATCATTCTCAAAAACTACTTCCCCTATTAACCTATATAAATCTAGCTTATGTGAATCAGTATCAGGCAAGGGAAGTGGTTTATCTTCTTTTGCAGATAACTTAGTCAGAAGTAGAAGAGGACCAGCTGCTACTCCACAACCTATTCTCTTAAGAAAGCTTCTTCGGTTCATCTTCCTAATCTCCTACCACAATCAACAACTCTCCAGAAATCCGAACGATATGAGTGTGCTTAACCCCACCTCTACTCCATACATCCACCACTAGTTGCACAGGATTTGTTGAAACTGCCTGTACGGCCCATTTAGAAATAGACGGATAAAATCCACTCTGGAGGGTATTCAAAAACAAAGATATTGTAAACATTAACCATTCGATGGGTTTCCCTTCTACAATAGTACCAACAAGATTTGATACAAGACTACTATGGACTTGAAAAGTAATCATATCCTCTAGTATTTGAAAAAGATGAGAATCGATGTTATCTTCTGGGACATTCATTTATACCTCAGTAAGAGTTTTTACCATAATTCTCTCCTAGAGATCCAAAAACTTAGTTAGCTTATCTCGTTTCCATTTTGGCATAGCAGCAACAATCTCACCCGCCATTTGTGCAACCTTTTCAAAGCTTTCTTTTTCTTCCTCTGATGTCAACTCCTCCACTAGAGTATCCAGATCAACTTCTTCCAATCCTTCTCCTCTTTCAGATTCTTCTAATGTCTTCTGTGTCAACTCATTAGGTACATGATCTGATTGTATTTTTTCCCACTGGCCCATATAAAGATTGATACGAGGAACGATTCCATGGAAAGTGTGCACTTCAAATTCGGCCTCCATATGAAGAACCATACCGTTATTAAAATACAAATCTACTTTTTTGGCAAACGGGTTACATAAATTGAAGTGGTGCCCATCAAGTATGGAAACACGTTCCACCTCAGCTCCTACAATATTTGCACTGAATTCCTTCATACCTGACATATCACACCTCTATCGAAACATCTGAATTCGAATCTATATACCTAACTCTTGAAATGTTTCGAATATTGAAGATTTAACAAGAAGTGGGGTCCCACCAGCAAAATGAATAGCAGATGCAGGAACCCCAACAGGATTCCCATCGGGCCCAGTAATCTCACCTGGTATAGTAGCTTTAGACACCATACAGACCAGCTCTGGATTCACATACACCTCATGTTCCATCACATTGATTTTATCTTTACCTACCTGTTGCATTTGAATCGCCGTAAACTTAACGAATTTCATCTCAGATCCCTTTCTCTTCTAAACGTTTCGCCGTTTGAATATAGTATGTCTTACAGTTTTGACAATCCCGACACCAATTACTTTTCGGTGTTCCACACATGGTTACCAAACGACCACCAAATCCTTGCATTCGTTTGAGAACATAGCAGATAAATGCAAATGTAGGACAATAATATGAATTGGTATGTCTTTTCTTCCATTGATAAGTAACGAAAGATTTCCAACCATAACAAATTCCATAATCTGGGCGATTCATTTCATCTGTTCCAGGAGGAGCTTGATCATAATAAGACATAAATGTAAGAACCACAGGAACATCTATTGCTGTCCAGGCAGCCACAGCATGCTCAATCAACTCCAAATTTGTAGGAGATACTCGAAGTCGAACAAACATCAGTCGATCAAAAAACTGTTCTTGTTTTGAATGAATTTGTCTTGTCTTCTCTGCTCTATCAACAACAGGACACCAAGCAGGTTCTTCCTCTTTTCTATTCGCAGTAAAAACTACTGGTCCCGGGAAATCAAAGTCAGAAATACTAGTATTGAAGAAGCAACGACGATATTTTCGAGCTGTCTCAATAACCAATTCTTTCAAAAGATTTGAATCATGACCAGTATTCATCCGAACGATATCATTCCCTACATCAGCAGGATCCGGAACATGGGGTTTGTTTATATCACAATAGAATGCCCCTTCCCGGTTATAGAAACACTGATTACATCCTACAGGACATTTTCCTACCTGTGGGCGGCAATCCCAAATGCCGACACCTTCCATCTTCGGATTTCGAGGATAAGTCTCAGATATTTCCATTTCCTTCTCCTGCGTTTTTCAAATCCTGATCTAATTCCTGCCCAACTTTTTTTGCTTCCCAGAGACCCCGTTTGAACTCAACAATAGTTTGTCCTACTCCGCGAGCCATTGATGGAAGCTTTCGACCGAAGATGAGAACAGCTACAAACGCTATAATCAACAGTTCCCACTGCCCCGGCATTCCAAAATATGCTACAACAATGTCAGTATTCATCTTTTTCTCCTTAAACTAAATCTCTTTACCTTTTATTATACGGTAAACAATCAGGTTTTTCTTTCCTTTTCTATAAAAGGAGAAGTCGGATTTGGATACTTTTCAACAATCTCAGCAGCCATAGCATTGAATTGACTAATATTTGCTCCGCCAGGAACACGAAGTGGGCGATCATCTACCCAGTTTCCAGATAACATACTGTCTCGAAGAACAACAAGGTCTGTTAGAACCTTAGTAATGTGGGAAATCCCACTGTCTAAGTCTATATCTTCTCCTTCCCACCACGACATGAGATGACGCATAGCTGCATCGTAATAAACTGATGCCCGAACCCCAACAGCTCGATAGTTATGTGATCCATATTTACATGCCCCATCCAACATTCCAAGACCCATCTCAAGTAAGACGGAACAAGGAAGGTTATGCATTGGAACTTTCTTTGATCCCACAGTATCTTTTGGATTAGATTCTTTTGTTTCTCCCATTATACTGTCACTCCTCCACATAAAATACGGAAAACCCAACACAACCAGAGGGGCATTCGTGGACGATTCAACTTCATATCTTCCTTCCTCTGCTCATCTAGAAGGAGCTTAAGCTTATAGTCCAGGTAGAACAACCTCCCCATTGAATCTATTCCTCGCTGAACTGCTCTGCTCTTACTATTTTTCATCAAAAGCCCCCTTTGGTCTCTTCTCACTTTTTCTTGCTATATCCTGTCCAGGCCAACCAGATCCTTTGAAAATGATTCCTCCACCTGACCCTATCAATCGTTTCAAAGTCAACTTTCCACATGCAGGACATTTTCGAAGAGACGATGAAGTAATAGACTGAAACTTCTCAAATACATGGTGACAAGCTTTGCATTGATAATCATAAGTCGGCACTATGTCAATCCCCTTTATCAATCCCTCGAAGTCTCAATTGATGCCTAATCCTGTTCGTTACATCATAGACTCTCCGTTTTACCGTCTCCATATGCAATGGAGTCGTTCGAGCAATATCTGCAAATGGAAGCCCATAAACATATCGTAAACGAAGAAAATTGAAATCCTCATCGGAAACAATTTCTTGATCAATCAAACTCTGAAATACCTCTCGAAGACACTCGCACTCTAGTTGATGGTAAACTGGAAGAGAAGAAAAAGATTCTATTCCACATCGACTTGAAATTCTAGGTCGAGGAAACCCCTTCCGAATTTCAGACTTTACATAGGCTATAATCCGAGCAATAACCTTATCAGGTGTTTCTTCTATTCGAACAGTAAGAAGGGCATTATATAGACCTATTGTTGCTGTTTGGTATAAATCTCGAATATCCTCAAGCTGAAGATGAGACCACTTTCGTCGCAAAGTATGCACGACATAAAGAAGAAGGTTGTCAACACGACAAAGAATACGCTCAAAGGTTTCCCCATCTCGATCTTCTTGATACTTAAGAGCTAACTCCTTCAAAACTGTTTTTGGCACTTCCTGAATATTCATCAAAATCCTCTATAATGTTTCTTTCGCATCCGTTCCAGCATTTTATTATACTGCTCAACTCCCTCCGAAGGTACCCCAGGAACATCTACATCGCTTTTTATAGGTTTAACTTCGATACCTGTTAGTTTCCAAATATCCATTTCTTCTACAGGAGATTTCTTAATAGTTTTCTCCAGCAACTGCTGCATAACTCTTTCATCAGGAGGACAAATACAATTCTGCAATGCTAAACACACAGAACCGACTCCCCCATCTGCTACATCTTTTGAGCCCTTGAAAACCACCTCTCTAAGACTACCATCCTCCAAAATCTCCATCTCCGGCACCTCATCCGGATGATCAATCTTATTGCGTTCTGGATCATCCTCAAGATTTTTTAACTCAAAATGTAAATAAGGATTGAATGGAGTCGACCACCTTTCTTCCTCGACTAATCCACGAAAGCTTCGGTACATCTGTGGATCCTTATCCATTGACAGACTATCACATTCTACACCAGCTCTAGTTAAAATCTGTTTAGTATCCTCCGTAGCAATTGACAGATCATAAGATACCATCCGAATATTCACACCCTTCAAATTCTTCAAATCAAGGATCAATTTTCGAACCTTATTCAAAGGAATCTTATCTCCTGGTCGTCCTTTAATTCGAAGGACAAAATCTGTCCACAAAATAGGAACCTTCTGAAGCACAAAATTTCCTTCTTGGGTCTCAACATTTTTATCTGTCCATCCACGAATACAAGACATACCTAATCCACATGCATCCCCATCTCCAGAATATGCATAGTCTACATGTATAAACCTAGGAATGTTTAAGGGAACACAAAAAGCACTAAAATCTAAATATTCAAGTAGATTAACATTATCTTCCAATCCAATTTCAATAGTTATCTGTTTCGACGGATTAGGATCATCTGTATAGCACCGAGTCAACAAAGTTTCAGAAGGAAACAGTTTAGTTGCCCGGATATGAGACACAGAGATTCCTGCTATATCTCGTAAAGACCCCACCAAATCCTTAACAAAAGATGGATAAAATTCTACCGGAACAGAAATAACATCAAAACCTTTCCGAACAGCTACATCCACATCTTCTTGATTTTCTAATATCACAGGGGGATTATAAATATCCCCAACCATAACACGAAACATCTTCCCACAATAATGTGATTTTGGTTTAGCTCTCCACAGAGGGATGTCAACAACCATCATACAAGGATCCGACTTGTATTTAGCAATAAATGTATTTAAGAATGACACACGTTCCTGTTTTGAAGCCACTAAAAAGAAACGACCTATGGTATCTCCTCCAATTACAAAACGTGAATCCAACCGACGTCGAGCATTTTCATATGCCCGCACTACCTTCTGTCGCTGAACATCGGAGGCCACAGGACTATCGACCTCATCCATAAGAGCAGCAATGACATCTTCTCCCTGCGAACCGAAACCAGGAACAAATGGAGAAGCAAATGTATACTTGAAGATAGGAAATTCTACCTTGGGATTCAATTCAGACCCACCAACAATACCATGTTCCCTGAACCATGGGGAACCTAATAAGTGTGTTTGGAAAAGTTTGTAAGTACTAGATTCACTTTGACTTTTCGTGAGGTTGAAAAAGACAATAGACATTTGTCCACCAGACGCTAAATTAAAATGAGCCCATGGATCTTTCAAACAAAGGATCCGACACATGGTATAAAGGACCCCATAGACAGCACATCGCGTCTTTCCGGTGCCAATTGCACCACTGAGGACAATGAGATACTTACTATCTTCTTTTGAAATAACATCTAAAGTTTCTTTCCAAACAGGATATACACCTTTACCTTCCTCCGTCAAACCACCAAGGTAAGCAGGATTACAAAGGAACTCTCCCATTGTAGGAGGACGCTCCTTATAGTTCAAATTATACGCATACTCTAAATAAGTATGAAGAGATTTATCCGAATCAGGCACTCTCATTGTTCACACTTCAAATCTTTCTGCCCTACAAACTCAACATCAACTGGAGGTGTAGCTACTTCACTCATTTTCTCAAGTTGCTTGATAACTCGTTCACGTTCTACGGGAGACATATCATCTATCTTCTGAGCTACTTCAGCATCCACAGAAACGGATGATTGGGAAGATTTATTACTATTTCCTACCAACACAAAATTCGTATTTTTTGTAATTTGTTGTGGCGGACCTTCAGACGCAGTGAATCCCATTTCTTTTGCAAACCGCAGCAGGAGTTCTGATTCAGTTCGCATTTCCCGAAGAATATCCATCTTCAACCGCTCGAGAGATAAATCTTTCACTACCTTTATACTACATGTTTCGTCACATTTCAAACAACGGAAGTATGGAGCCCCTTGCATCGGCTCTAGTTTTTGCACTGGCGCTTTACAACAAAGAGACACCTCCACCTCTTCCTTGCCATCCCACATCTCATACATTGCATCCAACTTGGCTTTACGTTGATGTGAAGACTGGAGAATCTCTCGAGATAAATTACATGCTACCCAGAGAGAAACATCTTTATCCTGATGTGCCTTGAAACGTTTTCGAATCCGAACTACCTCTTCCACAGGAACTAAGCGTCCCACATACTCTCCTGCTTCTTTAGCAACCCGTTTCAAATCTCGAGGGAACCGAAGAAGCAGGTATCGAACATGTTCCTCAAACTCTCGTTTAACAATACTCCCCATTATTTCCCCACTGCCATGATGTCACTTGCCCCACAAAAAACTACCACATGCTCTTTCCCATCTACTCCAATAACTACCTCTCTCCAAGGAACAGTAACGTCATAGTAAATATGGCAACCTGGAGACAATTCAGGGAGAGTCGGACACCATCGACCTTTTTTATTATAGAACCCTGGACCAACAGCCAATAAAACACCATATCCTTTTCGATAATCAAGTTGAAGGGTTTCTGGAATTCTAATCACTCCACCTTCTATAAATGTCTCCGGTGGTGGGGACGGAAAGATAAATGCTCGATCAGCTGTAGGTTTCCAAGGAAACTGAATTTCACCTTCCGAGGTATGAAATGGAGTGATCATACTTACTCCTTCTCTTCTCTTGAAATTGACAGCAATTTTTGTTTTCGAAAGCGATTAAACTTTGCTCGAATAGACTCCCAGGAGCGTGAACGAAGTTTCATTGCTTTAAGATATTTGACTATAAAATATATTGAATATCCACAATCAAAAAAGCTTTCCACGGCATCCCGAACATGCTGCTCCTCTGTTTTTGTCCATCGTTTCATTCTACACCCCCTAGAAAAGAATCATCGATGTATGTGGCAACATTGCCACTTGATTCTTGAACATCTACCCTGTAACAACCAAAAATCTGCTGACAAATCCAACGGGCTATATTCTCAGCTGTGGGGTTCCCTTCAATTCCAGAGATATCATTCAAACATTGATGGTCTATTACATCATGTATTTGATTCTTAACATGGGTAAAGTCAATGACCATCATGTTATTTTTCTCCACAGCCTCATCCGATGCCTGACAGTAAACTGTGATAAAAAGATTGTGTCCGTGAAGGTACTGACATTTACTCTCATAGGGAAGATCCAAAAAATGAGATATTGCTACTTCAAAAGTTTTTTGAATTCGAAACATCATCTTCTCCTTATACAATAGCCCGAACTTTAGCTACCTCTACTGCGGTTGTTTCATCTTGAGCTCTACCGAGGAAGGTTTTCAATTCTTTCAGCACCGTATCCATTTTCTCATCTTTGGACTTAGCTTTTATAAATCGCTCCACCCCAGTAACAACCTGAGCGAATTGTTTTTCTCTAATAGCTGCTTCACCCTTAAACGGAACAATAGCAGCTTCAAAGTCTGATGGTGTTAAATCCCCAGGACGTTTTCTGGAGAGGCCCAATAAACCTGCAAATCCCCCCATTCCAGCCATTCCCAAACCTAAGGATATTAGCCCCTCAGATCCAAAAAGAGTCTCTTCTCGAGCCTGTGCAGATTTCAGATTCTTTGAAACCACATCATTCAAAAGTGCATAATCTAACTGGTTCTTCTCCTCCATCTGTTGAATAGCAAGTGCCTGTACCTCATATGCTGAATCTACAGCAGAATCCAGACGGAGAGCTTTCTCAAGATTCTTCCAACCCTTAAACTCATTTGCATCTGCTACTCCTGCCTCCACCACATAACTCACAGCACGAGGATCAATTGTCGCAGGAGTGAGAAATTCACTAAGGCTGGCACAACCAATACTAGCACTAACAGCTACCAACGATAGAATACAAATTACAACTAATGTTCTCAATTTCATAATCTTTTCTCCTTTCAATCACAACTGACATTATTTTCAGCATAAATCTCTGGAAGATGACGATACTTTTCTCCTGCTCCCATTCCACATCCACATAAAAACTGTTGTCCACCAAACACGAAACCTGAAATATTTGGAGAGGAATATTCAGATGCCTGATCTCGCCGAACCAACACACCAGTTCGAACACTTCTGGGATTCATCATAAGAAGCCGTTCTCTTCCTTTCTGGAGTGTAGTCCCCCGATGCCAAATATCATCAATCAACCAAACATTCTGACCTTGAATATCTTGAATATCAAGATCCAATGTATAAGTGACTTTCATCTCTCTTGGCACTCTCTGATCACCATATGAAGAGAGTCCCATATGACCTATTCGAATATCCTCAAAATGACCACTCTCCACAATTTTATACAGGAGATGATAAGCAGTCCACAAACCGCCTTTCAAAATCGTCACTAGAACCAACGGAGCATTCGTATCTCCATTACAAATGATGTAACTCGCCATTTCATGTATGGCTAAATCAACCTGATATCGATTATATACCATAGTCCATTGAGATAAGAAACTATCATTCATATTACCTGCTCCACTTTACTGACAC